ACGCACTAGATATTGCTTTAATTTCTGACCCATTTGCAAATTTTAATGATAATTTATTATTAGTAACTATATTTGTTTTTAACCAACTTGGTAAGTTTTCATTCATTATTTGAACTTTACTTACTAAATTTTTTGCTACGTCTTGGGTAGTTGCAATAACTAATACATTAAAATCTTCATTAAATAACATTGACCATAAAGCATACCCTGCAGATAATGTTGATATACCTAATTGTCTAGATTTTAAAATAACATTATATCTATTGTTTTGTAATGTAGTTAATGAATCTTCTTGAAATGGAAATAAATTAAATTTTATTTTTCCACGAATTGGATGTTGAATATAACAATATTGTCGCATAAAATATACAGGGTCTTCTGCACATTTTTTATATTGCTCTTGAATTATTTTTTTTATATTTTGTTTTTCACTCACTTAAGTACTTCAACGGCCATTTTTCCTGTTGCTACTGCAGTAATTATTCCAGATGTAAACCATATAACTTTATGATCATACCATTTTGGTTTTAAATACTTTTCACGTTGTATGTATAATTCAATATTACTATTTAATAATTCTATTTTTTTATTTGTATACATTAAGTCTATAGAGTCTAGTTTTGCAATTGTTTCTAATTCAGATATTAATGTTTCTTGTTGTGAAATTATTTCATTGTTAATTGAATCTAAATAATATAATGAATCCAATGTTTCTGAAATAGCTATAATTTCATCTTCAGTAAAATGTGTATCTGACTCTTGTCCTATTAGAAACATTGGCCATAATAATATTATAATAAAATATTTTTTCATTTCCTAATTTTCTTTCTAATATTTGCTTTTGCAGCACTAACTGATTTTTTTGGTGCTGCTTTTTTTGGTGCTGCTTTTTTAGCTTTAGTAGAAGCTATTTGTTTTTTTGTAGTAGTTGCTTTTTTCTTTGCAACTGTTTTTTGTTTTTTAACTTCTTCTAATTTTCCATCTAATTTATTGATATTAACATTGTTATTGTCAATTTCTTTTTTTGCTTGTTCAGCTTTTTTATTATTAGATTTTTTTCCAAAAATAAATATTAATCCAAATATGCCGGCGACTACACCAGCAATAATTTTCCATGTTTTTTTAATCATTGTTTTCCTTTTTATGTAAGTTTTCTAAAAACTTTGTTTTAAATTTATCGAATTCTTTTTGTATTTTTTCATTGAATTCTTCATTTGTCATTTTAGCCGACCAATGTTCTAATAATCCGTCTGCGTTCATAACTGTGCTTGATGCTTTTGTATATGTTTCTTTTAGCATTTTAACATCTTGTTCAGCTCTTTTTAACCATGCGTTAGCATTTTCAGTCATTTTTTTGCGTTCATATTCTTCGTATTTTCCTTGTTTTTTTAATTCATGTTCCATATCGATAACACAATCAACACACATTCCGTGAATAATACGCATTTTTTCGTCTGTAGGGCCGAATTCTGTTTTACAACATTCTTTTTTACAATTTGGATAGGAATTTAAGTATTTTCTAACTTCTTCTGCAACTGAGTTTTTTGGTTTCTTTACACGAAATCCTTCGCGCTGTTCAATTAGATATATAGTAGTGCCAATTTTCTCTTCCCATATATCTCCAACTTTTCTAGCTTTATTTTTTTCAGCTTTTTGTTTAGCGTCAGAAAATCCAATTGTTTTTTTAGTTTGAAATGCATGAGTACCATCCAACATTTTCTGGATGGCTTTTATATTTTGTAACTTGTTTGCCATAAAATTTAATTAATTAAAATTATCCTAAATCATTAGGATCTTGTTTTTGTAATGATCTATCAATTAATTTTTTCATAAAAGCTAAGAATTGTATTTTTTGTTTAGGATTCTTGTCTTGTAATAATAATTGCAATGATTTCATCATCATTTGTACTTGTAATAATGTACTTGGTTTTTGTTTTAATGCTTCAATAAATTTTTCAATTCTAACATCTCCAGCTGTTTCTTCTTCTGATTCAGGCTCTTCTGCAGCCGGCTCTTCTGCTGGTTCTGGAGCAGGTTCAGGTTCTGGAGCAGGTTCTGGAGCAGGTGCGGCATCAGCTGGTTCTGCAGGTGCTTCTGGCGCTGGAGCTGGTTCTGGAGTATCAGCAACTGGCTCTTCTGGTGCTGAATCAGTTTCTTCATCATCTTGTTCTGTTTTAAGAGTATTTAATGCCTGTTCAGATAAAAATTTAACAACTTTTCTTTTTACAATTTCTTTTACTAATTGTTCTTTTTGCTCTTTAGTTAGTTTTTCTATTTGTGTCATATATCCGCCATCTTTTTTTGATAAGGTATCAATTAATTCTTTTGCATCTTCTTCTTGATTTTTTACTAATTGTTTTAATGCATTAGATGGCATTTTAGAATCACCATCTTCCATGTCTTTAGTAACATATACTCTATCAGAATCTTTTACTTTAGGTACCATGTTTTCAACATCGTCGATAACTTCTTTATCGTCTTTTCTAGGAACTTCAGGTAATGGCTCACCTGATGCATTTGGTACCATTCCTTCGACTTCTTTGTCGATAGTGTAATCTTTTAAATCTTTTCTAGCTTTATGCTTTTCATTTTTTGGTTGTTTATATTTAGCCATTTTAACGTCCTGTTATATTGTTTTATATAAATATTATCTAGAATACTTTAATGTTCCTAATATTTGATTTATGGGAGCAAATGCACCGGTTAATTTATATGTATTACCTCCATATGTAAATACAATGCCTTCTACAGGTACTATTTTTTCAAATCCGCCGAGTCTTTTTATACGCTCCAATTGTTTCTTTAATAATTCCATTTTTGATATATCATTCGTAGATCTTAATGTACGAATAATTTGTGCAATTTCTTGTCGTATTGATTGAACTGCTTTATTAGGATTTGCTGCTAAAAAGTTAGAAGCATTTTTCATTATTTCAGCACCTAATTTTAAAAAGATAGATTCAAATGGTTGTAAATTATCTTTTTGATATTGTTTGAAATCTTTTTTATCAAATGTAGATACCCAATTTAAAAATTCTGGATTATCAATTTGTTTTTTTATTGTTACAATAGTATTTGATTTGTCATTAAATGACCATCGTCTTACTAATTGATCAATTAATTCATCTGATATATCATAATTCATTTCAGATGCTTTTTCTTTTATTACATCTCTCCACCAAGCTTTATGATAATCTGCTAAATAATTATTATCTTTAAGTTGATATTTATCTCGCAATTGATTTAACTCTGTAAATAATGCATCTTGATAATCTTGAAAATTTTCAACTCTTCCTACTTTAATTTTTTGTGGTGGTATTAAATTAAATGTTTTTTGCATATGAGCATTCGCATCTTGTATAGCTTTTTGTATTACTGCTCCGCCTGACATATCTGTTTGAACTACATTTCCATTCTCATCATATTCAACTAAATTATGAAATTGAAGTACTGCTATTTCATATGCTATGACATTTTTTGTTTCTGGATAAATAATTTCCATGTTAGCAAATACTTTTCCATTTTGAAAAATACTATTTAATTTTTCTGTTCCTACTTTTGAAAATGCTGCTTCTAAATCATTACCAGCTTCTCCGAATGCATCTGATATAGGTCCTCTTCCTGCAAACTTTGATTGTAATCCTTCAACTGATAATGGATTAACACGCTCTGTTTTATTTCTGGCAAATTTAACTGTTCCGTCTTTAAATGTAACAAATATATTTTGTCCATCTGTTTTTTCAGTAACTGCATTTTCTATATCTAATCTACCTTGTAATCCACGTGAAATCATTTCTTTGAAATCTGCAAATGTTAATGATTGTGATCTATTTTTATCAAATGGATGTGACATATGTCCAGCTAACCCGCCTTCATTTAAATATTTTGTTCCAAATACTGTTTTTGGATAGTCATCAAAATCATATGTAAATCCACGATCATTTTTCTTGTCTAAAAATTTTCTAAGTTTTTTAATCTTTTTTTGATGTGCCGCAGCTCCTTTTGGGGTCATATATCCAACCCCCATTTGTTCTGCTATTTCATTTGCATCATTTTGAAATTTTTGTAAAAACCATTCTTTCATACTTAATGATTCTTTTAATACTGTTAACATGGTATCATCTGCCAAGCCCGTATTCCCTCTAGGTGTTAAAAACTTAATTTTTAACTTTCCTTTTTTGCTTGTTTCAAGATCTGTACCGTTAAGTATTCTTCCTCCAGCACTCCAAGGATCTATATAATCTACCTTAAACTTTTTACCATTGTCTAATAATATTACATCGCCATCTTCAATATCTTTAATACTTTTTTGAATTTCAGATCCCATTACATCACCATATGTTGGAGCTCCGCCAAGCATTTGCCATAAGTTTTTTATTATAGATTCATCATATCCAGGATAACTTGCTTTAAATTTACTATATTCGTCTGCATTTAAAGCTGCTCTTACTGTAGATGCAGATATTGCTTTACCATCTTTATATTTTAATGGATCAACAGAAACTGTTAATTCTACAGCATCGACTCCAGCTGGTATTTTTCTTCCTTTTCTATCGCCAACTAATTTATATTTATCTACGTTTGGCAAAAATGTTTTTACTCGAACATAATCTTCATCTTTTTCTGATGCAGCTAATGCAAATTGACCTTGTGCGTCTTCTGGTAATGCAAATAGATATTCATATGCGGCCATAATAGGAGAATTAAAATCTGTTGATTGTATTTGAATGTTATTGTTTCTGTTTAACAAATTAAACATTTTTATACTAATATCTCTTGTTATACCTTCACGCTCTTTTGGACCTATTAACATAATGACTCTATCAACACTAGGATTTTGAGCGTATCTTTGAGCAAGAGCCATATGTGCTCCTGTTATTGGCTTAAAGCCTCCGGGAAATAATACTGT